CGCGATCCTGGACCACATGGGGCCCGATAAGAAAAAGGTCATCATCGACCTGGAAGACGTGCTGAAGAAACTACCCCCCGACGTGCAGGCACTCGGCAAAGAGGTGCTGGACGGGTCCATTTCTATGGGGGCTTTCTCGAAAGCTACCAAGGGGTTGACGGTCGAACAGGCCGGGCTTGCGGGCAGTTTCTCGACACTGGTGAAAACCACGCACGGTTTGGGTAAAGAGCAGGAAGACGGCGCGAAGGTCTGGCAAACCTACTCGGAAGCGATGAAAGGCGCGATGGGTGACCAGACCGGCATGAACGTCGCCCTGATGATCGGCAACGAGAACATGGGGTACACGAAAAACGCGTTGGACCAGATCAACGCGGCGATGCCGGACGCCGAAGGTCACGTGAAAGGGTTCGCCGAAGTCCAGGAAACGTTCAATCAGAAAATGGCGCAGGCTAAAGACGGTATCGGCGCGATGGCTATCAAGATCGGCACCTACCTGCTGCCGGCGTTCACCGTTATCGGTGGGGTCGTCGCGGACGTTACGGGCTATCTGTCGCACAACGAGGCCGCGGCGAAAGCGCTCGCGATCGCTATCGGCGTGATCCTGACCGGGGCACTCGTCGCGGGTGGTGTGGCGCTCGTCGGCTGGTTGCGGAACCTGACACCGATGGCGTCCGCGATCATGGGGACCACAACGAAACTCGGTTTGCTGGGTGCGGGTCTCGTCATCGGCCTCAACAACATGGACACCTTCGCCGGTAAGGCCACGCTGGTGGTGACCGCGCTGACGGCGATCAGCACGGTCGGGCCGATGGTCGTCAGCGGGATCGGGAAAGTCAAAGACGGGGTCGGGAACGCGAAAGGCGCGCTGTCGAACTTCGGGAAAGACGTTTCCGGGGCGGAGAGCGCGGTCGGGAAATTCGGGAAGATAGCGGGTGGTGTCGGCGGGTTCCTCACCGGGCCGTGGGGGATCGCGATCGGGCTCGCGGTCGGCGCGCTGGCCTTGTTCGCCGGCGGGTCCGACGACGCGCACGGCGCCGTCGACGACCTGACCAAAGCGATCTCCGATGACAGCAACGAGCTCGGCGACAACGCGCGCGCCTGGACGGTCCACAAACTGGAGACGGATGGGGCGCTGGCGAACGCCAAAGACCTGGGGGTCGCCGAGCAGGACCTCACGAACTCTTTGATGGTGCAAGGCCCTGCGCTGGATGCGATCAAGAAAAAGCTTGAGGACATGGTCAAAGCCGGGGCCGACGCCGGCGCGGTGGGCGACCAGGTCACCGGCGCGATCGACCCTACGTCGAATATGGCTGCGGCACAGAAGCTTCTGGACGAGATCAACAACGTGACGGGGTCGTTGAACGCGTCGAAAGAAGCGGCCGAGCGGCAGTCGAACGCGTTGCACAAGTCGGCGGGTGAGCTGGACACCAACGCACACTCGGCGATCGGCACCGCCAACACCAACGGGGACCTCGCGACCGCTACGCAGAAAGTCACCGACGCGATGGACGCCGAAAAGAACGAGGCGAAGCTTCTCACTGATCGGCTCGATTTCCTGAACGGCGGGAACATTGACGCAGCTCGGGGAGCGTTGCGGTTCAAGGATTCCGTAGACACGATCACCAAGGGCCTAAAGGACAACGGGACCGCGGTCGATCTGAACTCCGAAGCGGGCCGCAAAAACTTGGGCCTGATTTTGGATGGGGCGGAGGCAGCGAAGACGCACGCGTCCGCTGTCGCTACCCAAACCCACTCGGTCGAGGAAGGTAACAAGGCGTTCCAGGGTGACGTGGCCGCGTTGCAGGATGTGATGCGAAACGCGGGTCTGACCGCTGACCAGATCAAGTGGTTGACGGACAAGTACTTGCAGGTCCCGCATGACCTCGACACCAAGATGACCCTGGATGTGTCCAGTGCGCTGGCTGCGCTGAGTTCGGTGAAAAAGGCGATGTCGACGGTGGCGTCCTGGATCCCGGGCATGGGGCACGCCACCGGTGGCCTGATCGAACACCACGCCACCGGTGGGCTGGCCGGGTTCCCGGGCGGTGGTCCCGTGTCCGGGAGCGGGTCCGAGTCGTCAGACGGGAATTTGGCCTTGTTGTCGATCAACGAGTACGTGCAGCAGGCGTCGGCCGTGAAGCTCGCCGGTGTGCCGGTGATGGACGCGTTGAACAGCGGGAACCTGCGAGCAGCGCATGCGCTGCTCGGGGAGCGGATCGGGGTGACGGGGATGCCCCGCGCTGCTGGCGCTGCGGGTGGCACACAAGTGAATGTGGTGTTGAACGTCGCGGGAAGTGTGTTGGCGGAACGGGATTTGAAGAAACGTGTGCAAGAAATGTTCCTGCGCAACGATCTCCGTAACGTCACCAACGGCTTGACTGTGGCGGTGAAATAGCGTGGGCGCGGGTCGGGTGTGGCCGCTGGTCGATGTGGTCGCCGACTTCACCGCCGGGCCACCGAACACGCCCGGCGCGGGGTCGGTGTCGCTGTCCTCAGCCGGGTCCGTGGTGCGGGAGTGGAGCAACAAACGGGGCCGCCAGTACGAGATGGGGGTCGCGGAAGCCGGCGAGCTGGATCTACCCAACCTGCATGACCCGGTGGAGAACCTGAACCCGCTCAACGTGTCCTCGCCGTGGAACACGGGCGGGAACCTGCTGCTGCCGTACCGGTGTGTCCGGGTCCACGCGTGGTGGAACGCGGCCACCGGCGACGCGTCTGGGAACCTGCTCGCCAACAACAACCCCATTCCTGGGCAGCCGGCGTTGGCGAACAACTACGGCTATGACCCGGCGTTCGAGTCGTGGTGGGTGGTGCAAAACCCCACCAGCGGCACGACGATCGCGGTGTCGACCACGCACCCCAACGGGTCGTTCACGACGTGGCGGATCATCGTGGCCACAGCGGGGGACAACTTCTCCTGGCTGCCGCGGTTCGTCCCGGGCCTCACCTACACGGTCACCGTCGACCTGTGGGCCGTGGCGACCGCGGTCGAGTTCGGGTATCAGCCGGGTGGCGGGGTGGCGGCCACAACCGCGACCACGACCACCACCGGGGCGTGGCAAAACCGGTCGATCACGTTCACGGCGACGGTGGTCGGGAACCTCTACATGCGGCAAACCGCCGGCGCGTTTCCGGCGACGTTCTACTACTCGAACCTGCGCACCACCGGGCTCGTGCCCGGCTGGTCGGTCACCGGCGGCACCACCATGGGCTACACCACCGCCCAAGCCCACGCAGGTGACTACGCCCTGACGGCGGTGACCACGAACGGCACCGACACGGCGAGCGTGCCGTTGTGGACGACCCCGGGCCGCACCTACACGTTCTCGGCGTGGATGCGGTCGACGACAGCGGCGACGACCACCACGCTGACGGTGGCCGGGCAGACGGTCACCCAAACGACCCTGAACACGTGGGAACGGAAAACGATCACGTTTGTCGCGGCCGGCGCGACCGTCACCGCGTCGTGGAAAACGAGTGCCGCGGCAACCATCTGGGTCGACGACATTCAACTCGAGCTCGGCGCCGCGGCGTCCACGTTCTCGACCGTGGGCCCGATCTACTACGCCCGCTATACCGGCTATATCGAGCGGTACCCGCAAACGTGGGTCGACGCCGGGTTCCGCGGCGTGAAGCCACTGGTCGCGGTCGACGCGTTGAGTGTGCTCGCGCGGACCACCATCACCCAGTCTTATAAGGCGACGGTCCTCGCGGACAATCCCGCGATCTATGTCCCGTACAACGACGCCGCCGCCCCACAGGCGGTGAACCGGGTGTCCGGGGGACAGCCGATGATCGGCTACACCCAGCTGGGCAGCAACTCGGGGGCGGTGAACTTCGCCGGCGACACGACCTTGGACGGGTTGCCGGCGGTGACGATCGTGCAGCAGCAAACCCAGCCCGCGACCCTGTTCGACAACACCCAAACCACCTGGTTGGGGACCCGGCAGGGCGCGTTGTCGATCAACCCGCAGACGTTCACCCTCGAACTGTGGCTCAAGGCCACGGCGGGCATGCTGTACCTGGGGATGGCCGCGATGCAGGCCGGCGAGTCCACGGTCGGATTGCCGTACGGGACGGCGAAGTTCGTGGGCTGGTCCACGAACGTGACCGGCCGGGTGGGGATGTACTTTTCGGACCCCAACGGGTTGACGAGCGGGCCGTGGCCGCCGCCGTCGCTGGGGCTCACGAACTGGAACGGCTACCCGGATGGTGTGTGGCATCAGCTGGTGATCGTGCTCCACCCCACCAGCGGGTTCCGGATCTATGTCGACGGGCAGCCGTCCGGGGATTTCCTGCTCGGCGGGACCCCGTCCGCGTCGATCGCGTTGGACAACGTGTTCGCGGAGTCCTCCACCTACTGGGGGCCGCCGCTGAGTTCCATGTCGCTGGCGAACCTGGCCGCCTACCGGGCTGAGCTGACAGCGGTCACGATCCTGGCGCACTACCAGCGCGGCATCGGCTACCTGGGGGAGAAGTCCGGGGTTCGGGTGGCGCGGCTACTCGCGGCGTATTGGGGTGCGGCGTACAGCGCACCCGCGGGGTATGTGTCCCTCGCCCCGGACTTCACCTACGACGGGCGCCCGGTCCTGGACTGTATCCAGGAAATCGCGGCCACCGAGTTCGGTTTCATTTACGCGAACGGCGCGGGCCTGGTGCAGTTCGAGGACCGCTCGTCGCGGGAGGCGCAGCAGACGTCGATCGCGACGCTCGGCGAGGGCGCCGGGGAGATCCACTACAACGACGTGGAGTTCGACTACGACCCCACCTATGTGTACTCCCAAACGTCGCTGTCGAGGCCCGGGAACACGACCCCGGTGGTGCAAACCAACGCGACCGCGACGGCCCGCTACGGGCAGCGTGTCCTGTCGGGAACGTTGCAGGTGAACACCGACTGGGAACTACAGGAAATGGGGACGATCCTGCTGAACCGGTACGCGACGCCGAAAGTGCGGGTGAAGAAGCTGACGTTGTCGTCGCCGTTCACCGCGGATGAGTGGTCGTTCATTCTGCGCCTTGAGCTGGGGTTGCGGGTGACGGTGAAACGCCGCACGTCACAGGGCACGGTCATGTCCGCGGACTATTTCGTGGAGAACATCGCCGAGCATGTGGCGACCGATCCGGGTTCGTGGTCGGTCGAGCTGCAGTTGTCCCCGATTTTCAGTCCGACCACGTGGACTCTGGGTGACCCGGTGTACGGGATTCTGGGCTCTACGACCATTCCCGGAATGTAGAAAGGGGCGGACGGCGATGGTTGTCCCCACACCAGCACTACCCACCTTCACCGAAGGGACCGCGGTCCATCAGGCTGATCTGGACGCGTTGAAGTCGAACCTGACGAACTTGTACAACTACGGTCAGGCCAGTTTCAGCAGCCAGAAGCCGTGTGCGATCGTGCAGCAAACCAGCGGTCAGTCTGTGCCGAACACGACGGACACGTTGGTGAACTTCCAAACCGCGCTGGTCAACACAGACAATATGTGGACTGTGGTGTCCCCGAATGTGATCACTATCCAGCATGCCGGGATTTACTGGGTGTTCGGGCAAGCCCGGTGGGGTGCGTTCGCGGGTGCGACGTTGACGACTGTGGGTTCTCCGACGATTCTGGTGAATGGTACGAACCCTGCGGTGAATGGTGTGGCGCAGAATGTGTTGCCGTTCGTGATCGGTGGTGCGGGCGCGACGTCACAGGCGGGGTGTTTGGTGAACCTCGCGGTGGGTGCGACCGTGTATTTCAATGTGTGGCAAAACATTGGTGGTACGGCAACCTTGCAAACGAACTATGGCAACACGTTCTTGGGCGCCATCTATCAGACGGCATCTACATGACCTCGACCCTTTTCGGTGGTAGTGATGAATGATCGCGAGCGGGACCCGTATAAGTTTGTGGTGTTGGCTGGGATCGGGTTGACGTGTCTGGTGACACTGATCAGGTTTGATCATGCGGCGTCGGGGATTTTGTTGGCGTTTCCGCGTCCCTGGGGGCATGTGTTGTTGGCGGGTATTGTCGTCAACACCGCTGTGTCACTTTACGGGATCATTATGCAACACACGGTGCGTGGCGTGTTGTGGGAACGGGTCGGGCAGCTGGGGTTAACCGGCCACTTCCTGATCTACGGCGTCTGGGGGTTCAGCCTATTTAGTGAAAAGGCAACAGGGTTCGCGGGGTTGCTCGTCACATTGGCTTTAGCGGCTATTCTGCGGGTGGTGCAGATCGAACGCAGGCGGCGGAAGGCGGCAAAACGTGGCTCTCCCTGACTGGGTCCTCATCAGCGGCATCGTCGGGACCGCCATCGCGTCCGCCATCGGCGCGCTCCGGGTCCGGCCCGAAGCCCGGAAATTCCGGGACGACGGCGCCGCTGGGTTGACCACCAGCGCGGGCGCGATCGTCGCCGCGGTCGAGCACGAGATGGCCGCCCTACGCGGCGAACTGACAGAGATGCGCACCTGGCGCGGGGGGCTGGAACGGCGGCTACGTCACCACGCCCGGTGGGACGACCTCATGGTCACCCGCGCGCGGGCCGCGGGCATCGACGTGCCGCACCCACCCAAGCTGTATGACGATGAGGAGGACGCCACGCATGGCTCAATGCCTTGACTATTCGGCCGGGTTCCCGGGTGCGGTCGCGATCGCGGGTGTCCGCGACAAGCAGGGCAACCAGGTGTATGCGGGCGCGGTCCGCTACATCGGGTTCCCGGGGCGACGCAAGTGCACCACCTTCGCCGAACTCGCCGACTTCAACGCCCACGGTCTGGGTATGGCGTTGGTGTTCGAGGACACCGCGGGTGACTGGCGCGGGGGGCATGACGCCGGTGTGCGCGCGGGGCAGCTGGCGCGTGCGCACGCGACCGGGATCGGGTTCCCGAAGGGCCGGCCGATCTATCTCGCGATCGATCAGGACGTGGTCACCGCGGGCGAGTTCGCGACGGTGATCGAGTATCTGCGGGGCGCCAACGGCCCGCTCGGCGGGCCCGGTGTGACGGGGGTGTACGGCGAAACGGACGTGATCAACACGGCTCGTGTGGCGGGTGTCGCGACCTGGTATTGGGACACGACCGCCTGGTCGCATGGCATCGCCGCGTCCGGGATCCACTTGTTTCAGCGGGTGGGCACCGTCAAGGTCGGCGGCGTCGACTGTGACGTGAACGATATTCATCTCCCCGACTGGGGGCAGCACAACGCGAAGGTGACCGACATGGAACTCACAGACCTGATTGACAACCCGCGCTGGCAGGCGGACGGCAAAGGCAGCGGGGAACCGAAGTACTCCGTGGCCGATTACCTGCGCTACACCAACGTCAAGGTGGATGACGTGCTCACCGCGGTCGCCGACTTCCGGAAAGCCACGGAAGACCGGTTGGCTGCGTTGGAGGCCCGGTCGACCGCGGACGTCGACGAGCACGCGCTCGCACAGGAGCTGGTGGCCGCCGGCCTGACCGGGGGCGCCACACCAGCGGAAGTAGCTCAAGTCATCCGGCAGTTCTTCACTGGACTGGCCGGGGGCGCAACGGAAGGAACCCCATGAGGCTTACTCGTGACCCTGTTGTGTTGGTGCAGGGCCTGATCATCCCCATCCTGATGACCATCGTCCTGGTGCTCAAACTCAGTACGGACACCACCGGCCTGGTCGATGCGTTGCTGCTCGCGATCGGTGGCGCGATCGCGGCGTTGGGTGTGTCGGTGGACGCGTTACTGCCGCTGCTCGGCGGCCTGGCGAAGGCCTCGCTCGCGGTGCTGCTCGCGTTCGGTGTCCATCTGGGTGTCGAGTGGCAGACCATGATCTTGTCCATCCTGGCGATCGTGGTCGCGTTCCTGACACGCCCGCAGGTCACGTCGCGGGTTCCCGCGTCCCCACCGGTGATCATGCCGGTAGCGCCGCCCGTCCCGTAAGGAGCACGTCATGCCGCTGTCCACGGTCACCGTCACCGGCAGCTGGAAGACCCCCGCGCCGGGGATCACCGCCACTGGGCTCGTCACCGTCCAGCCGGTCACGGAAGCCGTAGGCGGCGGCTACATCCTCGCGGGGGTCCCGGTCAGGGTCCGGCTCACAGCGGGCGCGATCAACGAAGTACTCGTCAGTAACGCTGAGGTGACCACGCTGCAATACCTGGTCACCGAACGCATCGACGGCGCGCCGGTCGTGCAGTACGTGATCACCCCGACCGGGTCGACCCTGGACCTGTCGACCGCGCCACGCGGAACCGGGCCGGTGATCCCCCTCTACCTGCTCGCGTCCGCACGCGGCGCCGCGAACGGGGTCGCGCCGCTGGACAGTGGCAGTCACATCCCGTCGCAGTACCTGCCGTCCGGGTCCGGGGTCCTATCGGTGACCGCCGGGGACGCCACCATCACCATCGGCGGGACGGGCACAGACCCCACCGTCGCCGTCGCCGCTGTCCCCGCCGGGCAGGTCACCGGCCTGGCCGCGTCGCTCGCCGCGAAAGCGGACCTGGTCGCGGGGAAAGTCCCCCAAGCGCAGATACCGGCCATCGCGCTCACCGACTTCCTCGGCGCGGTCGCTTCCCAAGCCGCGATGCTCGCCCTGACCGGGCAGCGCGGCGACTGGGCCACCCGCACCGACCGCGGCACCGATTGGCAACTGATCGCGGACGACCCCACCCAGTTGGGGTCGTGGCGGGAGATGACGTACCCGGCGTCGCCGGTGTCATCGGTCGCCGGCCGGACCGGGGCGGTGACGCTGTCCAAAACCGATGTGGGTTTGGGGAACGTCGACAACACCAGTGACCTGGCCAAGCCGGTGTCCACGGCGGCACAGACCGCGCTGGACGGCAAAGAGGTAGCGGGTGCGTCGGCCGCGTCGATGGCGGCGCACCTGGCCGCGTCGGACCCACACCCGCAGTACCTCACGCCCGCCGAGGGGGACGCGGCCTACGCGTCCCTGGCCGCCCTGGCCGGGAAGGAGAACACCGGGGTAGCGGCGTCCCTGCTCGCGGCGCACGTCGCCGCGGCCGATCCGCATCCGCAGTATCTGACCCAAACCGAAGGTGACGCCCTGTACGCGACCGCCGCGGCGGTCGCGGCGAAAGCAGCGAAACCGGTCAAACACCGCGCCTACATCACCACGGGTGACACGACCCTGCCGAACACCGGCGGACTGTGGGCCCCCGTGCCCGGGTTCGAGATCACCATCGCCGCGGTGGCCGGCGATGACGTAGAGATCACGTTCAACGGGATGCGGAGCACCGACGTCAACGCGAACCTGGACATCGCGGTGATCGTCGGGACGAGCCTGGTGCGGTTCATGGCGTCCGGGACCGCGACACCCGGGTTCGAGGGGAACCCGGCGTGGTATCCGCAGAACGCGTTTATCGGGCATGCGGCACCGCAGGGGTTTGTGGTCACTGGCGGTGATCTGGATGGGGGTGTGGTGCGGTTCGTGTTGGCGGCGAAAGCGATCGGGACGGGCACCGTGTACAGCTCGGCGAATTACCCGTTCTATTGGCGGGTGGAGAACACGGGGCAGTAAAGTCGCTGTTCGCGGGCCCAACAGGCTTGTGGTCGGGTGCGGGGTCCCTCCCAACGACCGATTGGGAGGGACTCCGCTTGTGCTGTCTACCGGATGGCTCTGCCGATCGCGACCAGGATCGGCGCGAACGCGATGACGAACGCGAACAGGGCGAGGATGCCGACGAACAGGATTCTCACCCACAGCATGATCCGTGACCGGGTCACTCGTCCTGCTCCCGTGCCCGCTCTGCTGCTTGGCGCCGTTCCTCGGCGGCTCGCCGGTCGCGGCTTGCCTGGTTGATCCGCTCGGCGCGTTCGTGCAGGGCGTCGAGGTCGGTGCCGTCGAACGCGTCCCCGTCTTGTTGCATGCTGTCCATCCGTTTCGCGTATTTGGCGACGAACTCTTTGGGATCTTTGAGGTACTCGCCCGGGTCCGGGCCGACCGGGCTGCCCTGGTTGATCCTGTACCCCAGGTCTTTCGGGATGTGATCCCCGATCCACCCGCCGGGTGAGAGCGTGACGGCCGGGGGCGGCCCGGTGTGGTACCTGCACAGGGTGGTACCTGTGCGCGCTGGCCGGGGGCATCGCTCGCACACCGTGGTCCGGGCCGTGATCCGGGCTTGCACCCGGTCGGCGAACTCCTCGAACATGTCCGCTTTCACCCTGGCCATGCGCGCCTTGTGACGCCACCAGTTGTAGGCAAACATGGTCAGCGGCAGCACGCTGAACGTGAACCACACGGACCCGTTGGCGAGTCCGAACGCGACGATCCAGGCTTGCGTGGCGACACCAGCAAGCCAGCCGACACGTAAGCCGCGCCCGTTCAGCCAGATCACGCCGGTGACGAGCAGCGCGTTGACCAGCCCCCAATACCAAGCGATCATGCCGGTTTCCGTTCTGGTGCTTGTTCGTTGTGGAGCGAATCGCGATTCGTGGGTCCGGCGGGCAGCAGCCGCAACGCCACAGCGACCTGCCGGTTCAACTCGTTCACAGCGTGCGGCCCCTGCTTTTCGGCCACGTCCCGCAACGCCGGCATGCCAGCGTTGATCGAAGCGTGGATCTCCTCGACCGTCGCCTGCCTGCCGTGCGTGAACCACAGGACTTCGGTCGGGTCCCCGACATCGAACAGGACCCCGGACCCGTCACCAGCCCGGAACGGCTTCCACCCACCGGCGGACGCCCACACCACCGCGACACCAGGGTTGCGGAGCAGCATCACCCCCGGTGGATCCACATGGTCCGGTAGGCCACGCTCGCGGCGGACCATGGTCGGGGTCGACAGGAACGGGCACGCCACAGCGGAGTAGATCGCGCACTCGCGGTGTGACGGCGGTTCGGCGGTCACCCGGTTGACCGCGCACATCGGGCCGATCACGAATGCGGTGTGCCGGCCGAGTGGCTGCCCGCAGGTCCAGCACCACCGGAACCGCCACGCATCGTGGATACCGTGGGCACGGATGACCCGGAAGTCGGGTGTGCCGTGCTCGTCGATGAGGACGAACCAGGGCACAGGTCGGCCGTGTTTGTCGCGGGGTAGCGCGGCCATGCGCGCGGGAATGGCGGTCATCAGGTGGCCCATTTCGTTTGATAGTCGGGGTGTGCGGCGAACGGGGCGGCGAGCAGGTACAGGCCTGTCAGGTTGTAGTCGTAGTCGTCGGAACACTCGCCGGTTCTGATCTCTTCGGCGGTGTGGGAGCAGCTCCATTCACCGTCGATTTTGGACGTGTATTCGAATAGGAGGTCGATCAGTTTCCGCTTGGCCTCGACATCGGCCAGGACGGTTTCCGGACTGTGGCGGGCAATGTGGGCCGCTTGGAACCTGTCGTGGCCACCTTCGTCGTAGATCAGGATGTCGCGGCCCTCGACCACCATGCAGTCGCAGGGCCGTCCGGAGAGGGTGTGTTCGTGACGGACGTGCCACAAGGAGCCCCCCGCGTCGCGCGCGGCTTTCTCCTGCTCGTCCAGTCGGGCGTTGAGGAACGCGAGCACGTCAACCACCATCAGGAACCTCCCGGACTTTGATGCTCATCACGTACTCGACTTCCACCGGTTCGGCCGGTGACCGGAGAAAGGCCGTGTGGACCGCAACCCTGTGATAGTCGACGGTGTAGGCCTCACCTCGTTCGACGAGATCCGCCATCTTCCGCAGGAACTCGGCCGCGGCTTGGTTGGCTGCCTTGTTGAACGGAATGTGTGGCATCAGGTTGCCTCTCGGGGTGGTTTGCCGACGCCCGCGCATTCACTACCGGAACGGTAGTTCCGGATGACGCGGGAATGCGCGCCGATCGTGCCGTCCGCGCGGAGGGCCCGGTCGGCGCCGCACGCCGAGCAGGTCCCGCGTGGTCGTTTCCCGGCCCGGTGGTCGTGCTCGGAGGGTGGCCCGGGATCGGCGAGAGTGCCGCTCATGGCTGCCTGCTCATGAGTCGGCCGACGCAGATCGCAAGGATGATGATGGTGAGGCTGTTCAGGATTGTGCCCGCGTCGCCATAGTTCACGTGGGGTCACCGACCTTTCCAGCCGGGAACGTCTGAACGGCGGGGTGGTCCTGCTCGCCGCGGGCGACCGCCGAGAGGACTGCCGCGGCGAGCAGGCGCGCGCGGTCGAACGTGAGCCACCCGTATCCGGCGATGTGGATGCGGTTGGCCGGGTCGTGGTGTTGGCCGGGTTCGATCGGTGGGGAGAGCCGGACGTATGCGGCCGGCCAGAGCAGGTCACCGGTCGACATCCGGCGGTCGGGGTCGAGGTCGGGGACGGCGTTCAGGCGCGTGCCATCGGGCAGCGTGATCCCCATCGATTCGACGGTCGTCATTTGACGACCGTCCACTTGCAACTGCCGGAGATCTCGAAAAACTCGCCGGCCTTGACCGTGGTCGAGCCGGGGCCGGTGAGGTTGTTGTTGGCGATGATCGCCGAGAAGTCGCCGCTGTCGTTTTTCAGGCGGGCGTAGTAGCAGCTGGACGCGCCTTCGGTTTTGTAGCGGCCGGCGGGGATGGCGTCGCCGACTTTGTAGATGCCTTCGCCGATGCTGGCGGCGGCTGGCGGTGCGGGTGGTGCGACGGTGACGGTTGCGGTGATGGTGACGGGTGGCAGGGCGGGCATGGTGACGGTTTCGCGGGGGCCGCCGGTGGTGATGGTGGCCGGGCTGGTGACGGCCGCCGTGCTGCTGGTGGCGTGTTGCCGGGCGGTGACGGCGTTGACGATGCCGAAGGTGAGTACGGCGGCGATGACCGCGATCGCGCCGATGGTCAAGATTTTTTTGCGGGTGGACATGGCGGGTTTGCTCCGTGTGGTGGAAGGAAGTTGAGCCGGGTGGGTGGGTCTGTTCGACGGTCAGGCCCGTCGATCTGGTCAGGTGCCTGTCCGGATGGTTACCGGTTGGGGCAGTCTTGGGGTTTCTGCTCGCACCCGCACGAGCACTTCTTAGGTGGTGGTGCGGTGGCGGGGGTGATCTGGCCGGACATGGGGGCCTTTCTTAGCTGGCGCCGCAGCAGCGGCATTTACTGTTGACGGTGGAGCAGGTGCAGCCGCAGCAGATGCCGCCGCCTTCGTGGAAGCAGCCGCAGGTGGGGCAGCGTTGGTCGTGTCTCTGCTTTTGGGGCTCACGGCTTATTTTTTGTCGCCGGTCCGCTGGTCGTGGTCGAGGGCTTCGAGACCTGCGGCGCCGCGTGGGGTGCGGACGGTGGGTGTGTTGTCGTCGTCGTCGGGGTCGATCTGGCCGACGTTGTGGCCTTTGGTCGGGTCGCGGTCTTTCTTGTTCATGTGGTGGTGTCTTCTTCGGTGATGGCGCCGGGCATTGCTGCTCTGATGATCGAGTCGACGGTGGGTGCTTGGACTCCGAGGGTGGCGGCGATGCGGTATTTGGACCATCCGGCGCCGCGTGCGCGCATGACGACTTCTTGGCGCTTGAGGCGTGCTTCGCGGGCGGCGGCCACGTCCGCTTGGGCGGCGATGAGGTCGTGCTCGATGGCTGTGTCGTTCACTCCCCGAACAGTACACCACGGGGTGTGCGCACACCACTTGCATTAGACACACTGGTGTGTGTATGGTTTGTGCATGGCCACCAAAATCACCACCACCGCCGACAACGCCACCCGCATCACCGTCACCGGAACCACCGGCGACAGCATGTCCGCCAAGCTCACCGAGACCCAGACTCTCGCCCTCATCTGGGATCTCGCCCGCACGCTGCCCATCGACCACATCGCCCGCACGTCGCTCGGACTCTGACCAGCCGGCCCCCGGGAAACCGGGGGCCTCCCCCAGCGGCCCACAACCGTTGCGGACCCTAACTAAACATCCCCCGCGTCAGGCACCGCACCCGAACGGAGCATCCCATGACCATCAACGCCCGCTACACCGTCGTGCCCTTCGAAGCCGAGGTCACCGAAGGCGGCGGCACGAAGTACATGGTCATCGACACCACCCGCACGGCCAGGCAGGGAAGAGTGGTCTACAACGAGGCGAGCGGCGGCCACCTGTTCACCCGCGACAAGGCCACGGCCGCCGGCTGGGCCGAGACCCTCAACCAGGCTGACCGGCTGGGCACCGCCGACTACCAGATTGCGATGGACCAGCTGCACGACATCGACCCGGTCCTGATCGCCAGCATCGCCCAGAAGCCCATCGAGGAGTTGAACACGATGATGTTCGGCGCGTGGGCCGACGAGGTGAAAACGGCCGTCCTCGAAGAGTTGCACGCCATCGCGTTGTACGCGTGGCCCAGCCACGTCTTCTATGTCCACTCCGCCGACGTCTACGACAACGATGAACTCGGCGAGTTCATCGTGAAAATCAGCAAGGCCATCGCCGAACGTCGCCCGGTCGCGAACGACCCGATGCGCAACGACCGCTGGTACGCGGCTCGTGAACGCCAGGTCCAGGTTTACCGCGATGAGCTGCACGCCCGTGCGTTGGAGATGCCGTGTGACTGCCACGTGTGTGTGCAGCGCCGGTTGTCCGGCACGCTGGACGCCACGTCCGCGGGCTGCTCGTGCGGCTACGTGTGGTCGGGTGACCTGTGCCGCTGGATCGCGCCGGCCGAGCTGGCCATGACGGCAGTGCACGAGGAGGCGTTGCAGGTCGACGCGCTGATCACACTGGCCATGGCGTCCGCCGTGGACAACACCGACCCGGAGATCGGCAGCGTCCGGGACGTGATCATGGACGCGATCGAACGCTACGAGTACCAGACCGGCAACGCCCTGACGGGCGACGTGATCACGGCCGCCACGGCCGAAGTCACCGCACGCCTGGCCTGACCAAACCCACCCCCGCCCCTGCGGTGTGGCTGCGACCGGGTCCCGAATCCGGGTCGCAGCCACACCAAGGGGGTCGCACCGAAAGTTGAGGGCTACCGATGCGAGACCAGACCCTACCGGCCACGGCTGGTACCAAGTTGCTGGACATGACCGTGGTCGTCGACGCGGTCCGCCGGGACGATCTCGGCCGCCGTGAGCTGCTCGACATCGCCGAGAGCGTGGACGCGGGGGAACGCGAGTTCGTGGGCCCGGGGGACCGGGACGCCTGGTACATCGTCGCGATGATGGCGACCGCGCTGGGCTCCTCGGCACAGTTCGTCGCGGACGAGACGATCCACGCACTCGGCTGGTAGCCACTCGCGGGTCTAGGCTGGGCGCCCCTGGTCCCCTCTCCTCCCGGTATTCTGCGTGGAACCGGTGGGGACCGGGGAGTGCCGCCCTTCTCGCCATCGCATCGGGAAGGGCGGCTGCATGCTGTCGGTGCCGCCCGGTAGGGTCGAGGGTGTGGGAAAGCCGATCCCACTGCTGTGGAGCCGAGTACTGCAGGACACGTTGAAAGCCACCCAGTTGGGCCGTGATCCGGCCTGGTGGGTGGCTTTCAGCATGTGTGCGTGGGTGCCGGGGTCCCGTGGCCACGGGGTCTACAGCTGGGGGGTGGTCACGGGATCCCGGCGTGTGGGGTCTACGCCGTCACGGAAGGCCCCACCAAGAGCCTAGGCGGCGGGCCCGCACCTGGTCCACGGTAGCGGGTCTGTGCCGGTTTGTCTGACCCTGCCAGTGGCTCAGCAGCGAAGGAGGAGTCCCCCTCTCACCGCGCCACAGCGCGCGAAAAGCGCGGATCGTGGTTTGGTGAAGAGGAGGGTTCTGCCGTTAGGACGTTGCTTCGGCGTCACCCCCGCCGTAGTCATTGGCTACTGGCCGGGCCTGAGGGTCACTCGTCGTCTACGAGTGAGGACCGATCGGGCAACCAGGAAGTGAGGAGCGGGGAACCGACTTGAGCACCTCGCCGAGCGGGCATCCGTGTCCGACGCCCTCTGACGGCCGGTTGGCGTCGGCTGTGAACCGGAACGCTTCCATCGACCAGGCTTTGCACCATTTGCTACACTGAAGCCTGGTTTTTCTTCTTGGTCGAAATAAAACCTAACCTGCCCCCGCGTGCAAGATCACGCGGGGGCAGGTTTTTTCATGAAACCTGGTCGTCGCTCATCCTCAACACCACCGGCTGATGCCGGACACATGGGCCACGCCCACCAGTCGGGATGATGCACCGCTGCCCGTTGTCTTTCCGGACACCGCACTGCAAGGCCGGGTCGTGCACGTGACACAACCCGGACGGCCCGGCGTCGATGGTGCAACAGCGGCCCTGTTGTGTGACTGCGCGGCATGATTTCGTCACCGGTTCACCAGTCTGGCGACACGTCGCCGGCTTCCCGCTCGCACTGTGCACGCCACGCCTTACGGTCCAGGCGGTGCCGGCCGCGTGCTTCCCGGGGCCGCCGCTTCACCAGCTGCCGGACCAGATAGCGGGCGTTGCGGGCACCGCGGCGCCGGAACGGATTCCACTTAGCCATCGCTGGCTAACCATTCGAGGATGAGCAGTAGCGTGGTGGTGTTGACGCCACGCTGCCGGGTGCGGAACCCGGTGAGGTTGCTGGCTGAGATACCGATTTGGGCGGCGGCGGCCCGGTTGGACAGCGCGCGTCGTGTGCGCACGTGTTCGATCAGGGCGGGGAGTTCGTTGACGGTCGCGATGGCCGACCGTGCTCGGCGTTGCACGCGGGTCACGGCTGCTCGCCTCCTAGGCGCTCGATCTCGGCGGCGCAGGGCGCCGGGTCATCGGTCCCACAGTGGCCTGCCCCCAGGCACCAGTGAAGGCCGGCGAAGGTGACTCCGCCCGGCTCGTAAGCGGCTGCAGCGAGACCGCGAGAGAGAGCATTGAACGCGAGTCGGGAGTGTTTGCCGCCGAACAGGAGCGCGTCGCCGTGGCTGCCGACGTTGACAGCGTCTTCCCGAGCCAGGCCGCGGCGTGTCCTGGCGTCGTACCGCTGTAGGTCCCGGATCTGGAGAGGGACTACGAACCGGAGTGTCTCGGTCAGGCTGATGTCATCGGCCAGCCTGTCGGTGCTGCGATGGCGGCTCATGCTTCACCGCCGGGTGCCTTGTCCCCAACCACCTCGGTCAGAGTTGGACCGTCCAGTTGCAGCCACAGAGCGGACCAAGCCCACTCGCCACGTGGCTCCACTTTGGTGCCCTCAATGCAGATCCAGGCCCAACGGTCGTCTCGCGTTTTCCGGGCGACAGAACCGCGCTCGTCCTTGGCTTGCGTGCCGATCTCGGCCGTGTCCGGGTCGCCCTCTCGCCACACGCGCGGCTCGGTCGGCGTGGCCAGGGCGGCCATCGGCGGGCATCCGTCGCGGTGGCCCATCATGCTGGTGCGCTGCCCGCATCGGTGGCAGTGGTAGTGAGTCTCGCCGGAGACGTCGCACTTGCAGCGTTCGCACCAGCCGAACACCTCTATTTCGGATGGTCCCTCGTCGTCGCGCGTGAGGTCGAGCACGGGCGCCGTGTCCGGTTCATCCTGCTTCGGTTCGGGTGCGGCGGGCATGAACAGTCGGGTGAAGTCGACCGGCTGTGCGAGGATCTCGCGCCGAACCTGCTGCACGCGGGGATGCTCCGGCCCGTACGTGGCGGCCCATGTCGCGGCACACTTCTCGGGGCTGCTGTGTGCGGCCAACTGAGCGCGCACAGCCACCAGGTCGGCCATGCGCTCACGCAGCCACGCGATCATCAACCCACCCGTGTTCGGGGCACCCAGCTCGACAAGCGTGTCCTCGACCCGCCGCAATCGGGCCACTTCCCCATGCGACGCACACGAAGCGCGGTGGGTCCGCAGATCCTGTTTCAGGTACGCGATCTCGTAGTGGAGATCATGGTTCGAGCAACCCGGTTCGGCGATGGCCAACGATTGCAGGCAGTCCGGGCACGCCAGAACCGGCTGTTCAGGGCCGCCCGTACGGAAATTAGGCATCGGCTGGCTCCTCTTCTTCCTCGGCGAGCGCCCCGTCCACGACCCCCGTAACCAGATCGGTGACCAGGTTGGTGACCAGCGGCCGCGGATCGGTCACCGCGGCCTTCTTCCGGATCTTGAGCAGCACCCCGCCGAGCTCGTCCGGGCGCACGAGCACAGTCCGCGATTTGGTGCCGTCCGCCGGCCCGACCACGCCGAGCAGTTCCAGCTCATCCAGCAGCGTGGCCGCGCGGGCGAACCCGACGCGTAGTTTCCGCTGCAACTGTGACGGTGACCCGAACCCCGCGATCACCACCAGGTCAGCGGCCTGCTCGATCAGGCTGCTCGGGTCGACCGTGGGGCGCTCCTCCTCCGGCGGCAACTCAGCCTCATACACGTCACCGCCGGGCGAGCGGCCGGCTTGCGGGGTTTTCTCATCCGGCCACGACGCGGGGGTGAGCGCACCGCGGTAGCGGTCCCCGATCTGCACCAGGATCGCGCGACGCTGGTGGAACCGGTAGGTCTCGATGACCCCGCCGTGCGCTTTGGCGACGGTGGCAAAAGCGGCCACAGCGGGGCCTGGGAGGTCCGTACGCGGCATCGGTGCCGCTTTCAGGTAACCATCAGGCTCCCAGGCCCGGTCGTCGCGGAGAACGGCCCACAGGCCGCGCGGGAACTTGCTGAGGTCCCCGCCGGTGAACTCGATTTTGTCGCCTTCACCGAACAGGTCGGGGTCTTCCTCGACCTGCACGATGTGGCCGTCGTACCGGATGTGCAACTGGTGGTCTTTGTTGTCCTTGGTGGCGGCCCGGAACGTGTTGCACACGTTCACCGCTTTCGCCAGCGGCCATAACATCGGCTGGGTCATCTGCCCGTAGCACTCGACATACGTGTGCCCGACCGCGAGCCGGTTGGTGGAGGTGCCGGCGAGGATGTCTGTCTGCCCGGGGTCGCCGGGGAAGCCGTAGCCGCGTGCGGTGTGCAGCAGGATTCCGTTGGTGGCACCGCCTTCCAGGTCGGGGTGGGTGGTGGGTTTCAGGTCGCTGATCAACTCGATCAGTTTCACGGTGGCGATACGGATGGTCACGCGCGTACTCCGATGGTGTAGGCGCGGCAGCGCTCGTATTTCTGTTCGGTGTCGTGTCCGTCGAACGCGACCGGATGCGTGGGCATGTGCCAAGACACCTGGCCGGTGGGCAGCTCGATGTAGGCGACCGGCCACTCGGGTTCGGTCGGGTCGATCCGGATTCCGGCCGGGTACCCGCACCGCAGCGCGACCGACAAGGCGTGGAACACCAACGGGTACCGGTCGTCGTACCGGGTGTCGCAGCGTTCGACGTCTTCCAAGAGGTCCGCGAGATCGATCGCGTCGTGCGCCAAAGGGATGTTCATAGGTATTCCTCGGGGTAGGTGCCGGTGAAGTGCCACACGTCGATGTGTGCGCCGCACCGTTCACCGGGCGCGGCATACCGTTTGCGGGATTCGTGTTCGACGATTTGCGCGTCATCGTGAAGGACTTTCGCGTTCTTTAACGCGTCGCACACCGCGCGGAGCAGCTTGTCCCCGTCCGGCACGCTCGTGTGGGGTGGTGTCGGCCCGGTCTTGCGTAGCCGGGTCGGGCGGGGCATCACGAACACGCACACCACCCGGACCGGCACACCCTTCTCGAACCGGGCCCGCGGCTCGTTACGGCCGTTCAAGCACGCTTCCACGATCTTCCCCCGCCACGCCGGCAACGCTTTCGCGGACTCGACCAGGTTCACTCGCCCGGTGAACCTGCGGTTCGGGCCGCGGCCGGCGGTCAACGGGATCGCGTCTTTGCTGCCCTGCGACACGGGGATGCCGGGCACGAACACCCGCAGGACGTTCACGACGGCACGGACAGCAGCTCGGTGACCTTGACGCCCAACGTGTGCGCGATCAACACCAGATCGGCCACGGGCAGCTGGGACTGTGCGAGTTCCCACCGGTTCATGCGGCTGGTGGTGATCCCGGTTTTCTCGGCCAGTACCTTGCAGGACCAGCCGCGCCGGTTGCGGTGGTAGGCGATGTTGTGGCCGACGAGTACGGCGATGCGGTGCCGGGCCGTGCTGCGGTGCTCGACATCCGTTTTCCAGCCGCTCATGGTTGCGTGTCCCCCGCGTCGGGGTCGATGTTCTCGATGACACCACCGTCGACGGCGACCAGCATCTCGTCCCAGGACATGACGGACCGATTGGCGGGGTCGTCAACGTCGGTCCATGTCCACTGGTTATCGCCTGTGCGGGTCCACAGGCACAGGTCAGGGTCGACGTCGGGATCGGCTTCCCGCACGATCATGAGGTCGTTGGGGCACGCGTCGCCGGGGTGGAACCGGCGCGCCGGGCTGGTGATGGTGCCTCCCATCGCCTCGAACACGCTCGACCCGTCCCCGATAGCGGGCATGGTTTCGGTCACCGACGCGTCGGTGAAGTGCCCGATGACCCGGTTGCGTGAGTAGCCCTCTTGCAGCTTCACCTCCTCCCCGACCTGGGGGCCGGCCGTGTCCGCGGGCTGCCGGAGGATCTCGGTGACGACGGCTTCCCACCAGCCCGCCCACTGGTTGTACGGCTGGTGCTCGGCGTACCGGGTGAGCTGGGCTACGAACGCGCCGTCCGGGTCGTCGCCAGCGTCGTTGTCGCAGTGCTCGACCAGGTTCCCGACCTCCCAGGCCCGCACGGGCTTGTCGATCTCGAACACCGCGTGCACCTTCACCGGCTCCGCTTGTGTGGTGAGTTCCCGGGTGATGTAGTCGATGATCTGGTCATCGGTCAGGCCGTCACCGTCGACGAGCAGCGCTATCTCGACCCGGGCCCGGAACGCGTCACCGTCCAGCACCTGGGTTTTCACCGTGGCGACCAGTTCGGCGTCCGTCATGCCGAACTCTCCGACGTGCCCGATCAGGTCAAGCAGCGCGTTCCGCAATGCGAGGTGCTGCCCGGTGACCTTGGTGTGTTCGTCGGCCCATTCCTGGTCGGCCGCGATCGCGAGCGCACGCTCATGCAACAGGGTGTGCAACGCGTCAACGTCGATCGGGACAAGAAAACTGTTCATATCGAAAACCTTTCTTCCATATCTTCCGCTGGCAGGATTCCCATCCTGAAAGCGATGGCCACAGCGTGCGCACGGTCATGAGCGCCGAGCTTCGAATACATATCCCGACAGTGTGATTGGACCGTGCTTTCGCTGATGTAGAGACGTTGAGCGATTGCTTTTCGGGCGTTCCCGTTCGAGATGAGGTAGAGAATCTCCCGTTCCCGGGGTGTGAGTCGTGCTGGTACCAGCGGGATGACGCGCCGGGTGGCAGCCCGGTTCACTGGTCCTGGCCGTCGCGGAGGTGCGCGAGTACCGCGTCCAGGGCGTGACCGGGATGGCTGTCGGTAAGGATCTCCTCCAACCGGAGGATCAATGCTGTCGCCTCACCGGGGGTGAGGGAGTCGAGGCCGGTAATGTCGTTGCGGCCCACCAGAGTCCTGATGTCGTCCAGCTCGGCGCCATCCAGGTCTGTGTTGTATTCCAAAGTAGACAGAAGTGTCTTCAGGGTGTCACGCTGGACATGTGTCGCGCCGAGACCCATGGTTTCGTTGAGAGCGGCCACATTCCGCTCAACGTCGGCCATGGACACCGCACTGTCTTTGATCTTCTGCAACAGATCCTTGTCCGGGGCAGTGGCCAGGTCGGCGGCTTCCACCCGTACCGGCGGGAACTCGTCATCACGGGCGGTGTCGCCGTTCTGGATCGACTTCCCGATCACGAACAGGGCGGCCACATCGTCAGCTGTCCACTTGGCTTCCGGCATGCCGATCTTGGCTTCCAACTGGGACACGGTCACGTGCAGTCCGGCGAAGTTCTTGATCAGCGTCTGGATGTGGTACGCCAACGGTTTCGAGTCGGCCCTGCCGTCCTTACCATCCAGCTTCTCGACCAGCGTCTTTTTGCACAGGTCCAGCGCGGCCACCCGGAACCAGCGCGGGATCACCCCGAAAATAGCTTCCCTCAACCGGCGCGCGGCAGCATTCGCGTTGTTCAAGTAAATATCGTTCATGCTGACCAACTTGCGGGTACCGCTACCCACATCCATCTTGTGTTCGACAATGAACGTGTTCCCGGAACGCACGTTTGTCTGCAAGTCCCACGCGTACGCGAACATTTCCGACTGTCCCAGCTGGTCATTCCGGGACATTTCTTTAATGTCGAATGTGATGTTTCCCCAGCACACCGCGAGTTCGCGCGCCAGGTGGATGCTCGGCCCGGTGATCTGGCTGCCGCCCCGGGGCATCCGGAACGTGGCCACTTCGGCGAGTTCGTACTGTTTGCAGGCGTCTTCCATCCGGGCGCGGGACACGTTGATGGAGCGCGGGAACTCTTGCGCCATCAGCATCATCGCCCGGACTTCGGCGACCGCGCGCGCGGACTCGACCATGGTGGCCTGCCCCGCGCGGGTCCCGGATGGGGTGACCAGTTCGCTACTCATCAGTGGTCGCCGTCCGTGTCTTGGTGGCATTCCGGACAGAACGGGTCACCAGTGCAGCCCTCGCAGTTGCAGCTGCAATGACATTCGCCGGGTGCGCATCCGCAGTTCCCGGGGGCGTTTTCGCCGTTGCAGTCCCAGTTGGTGTCACTGCCGTGGCAGCCCTCACAGACGGGGATCATGTTGGGGATCACTTGCCCGGCCCGTCGACGTCGCCGAAGTCGTTCAGGACGTCGGCGAGCACCTGGGGGGCGACCTTGCCCAGCTCGTGGGCGACGAACTCCGGGTTGTCGGGGAAGTGGGCTTGGATCTCGCGCGAGTGCTTCTCGACCGGGTGTCCGGGCCCCGGACTGGTGACGGTGATCGTCACGGCAATGATGGCGTCCATCAGCTGGTGGTCTCCTCCGCTAGCCGCTCTGCCCAGCCGGGCAGGCGTCCGTTGGCCACCGGGATCTCGAACCCGGTAGGGGTTTCTTTGTGGACGTACCCGGGCCACTGGTTGGTGGTGGTGCAGTGGCGGTACAGGTCCAAAGCCTTGTCGTTCAGCAACCGGCCCCACATGAGCGCGAGGCTGTCTAATTCTAGTACGGTCACGATGTAGGGCGCTACTTTTTCTTGCGCCACAAAGGCAAACACGATCTCCGTGGGGTCATCGGCCAGGCCGCACCCCACCGCCCGGTCGATATACCACGGTGCCTGCTGGTGATAGCCGTGCTCCACCGCGCTTTTCATGAACGATGTCGGTTCGGCCGAGCGGGCCGTCTTGTAGTCCACCAGAATCAGCCGGCCGTGCCGGTCACGGCGCCCGGTCAGGTAGTCCAGGCGGGCACGGCACATCACCTTCGTACGCGGGTCCTCACTGATCAACGTGACTTCGGCGTGGCCGCCACGGAAGAGGGGACCGGCGATGGGGTGGTCGTACACCGCCAACGCCATTTCCTGGGCCCGGTCGAGCTGGTGGGGCAGGACCGGGGTCTTGTGCTCGGCGTGCGCGGCTTTCTTGGCCTGCTGGGCGGCTTTGGTTTTGTAGTCGCCAGCGTCGATCTCGACCAGTTCGGCGCCGGCGCCGAGCACCAGGCGATGCACGGTGTGGCCTAGGTCGAACTCGTCTTTCGGTTCCTGTTCGTCGGGGTGGTCCTGCTGCCACCGGAACTTGGCCGGGCAGCCCTTGGGTGGCAGCAACAGCCGCGCGCCGGAGGAGGACAGCGACCCGCCGAGCACGGGATCGGCGTGGTAGTCCTCAACGGCCAGATCGAGATACAGCCCGGGGCCGGGGACGAGCATTTTCGGCCGAGCGGCTTTCGCGGCGAGTTCCGCCAGCCGCTCGGCCAACACGGCTTTCTCGGCGGGAGACAAGGTTTCCACGTCGTCCGCAGCCCGCTCCGGAGCGGGTCCTACGTCGGCCGGGTCGACGAAAAACTCGCCATCGGTCACGTGAGTTCCTGCAGCGTCTTGACCTGCCCGGCCAGGAAATCACGCTCGAACATGCCACCCGGCGACTGCGGAAGCTTGAACTCCCGCAAGAACTCCACCGCGTCCGACCCCACCCGCACCAGCTGATACAGCTGGGGTGCCCATTCGACGTCCGGCGCGCCGGGCCCGACCTCGACCGCGACCGTGCCGAACGCGCTGCGCAACACCCGCGGCCGGAACCGCCGGACCTGAATGTCAGCCAGGGGCGGCAGTGTGGCTTCCACGACGAGATCCGCGATCCAGGACACGCGGCGCCCGCCCGGGGTGTCGATGGTGACGGTCGGCCGGTCGGTGAACGCGATCACGGTGCCGCGTGCGTGGAACACGTTCGCGGGTTGCGGGCAGGAGTAGCGCGCTTCCACGAACTGCTGGTCGCGTACCCACCGCACGTATTTCTCATCCACCCTGGTTGTCCTGTTCGTCTAGTTCGGCGATGCGCTTGGTGAGGGCGTCGATGTCGTCTTGGGTGTCCTGGAACGGCGACGTCGGCGGGTCCGGGTCTTGCGGGTTCTTCGCCGGCTTGTCGCGCGTCATCGCCGGCCGCGCCGGAGCAGCGCCACCAGCGTGCCCACGAGCACCCCACCGGCGAGCAGCGTGGTGAAGCAGTCGGAGAACCAGCCCTTCTTGCGGCCCTTGCGGTACTGCTCCGCGCCGAAATCGCCGTCCGTCACTGGTTCTCCCCGTTCTCGTTGTAGGCCGCCTCAACCCAGTAGGCGCCGTTGATCCATTCCAGCGCGCGCCGACGCCCGGCCGGGTCGAGCGAGTCCAGCTGTCGCGCGCACGTGCGGATCGCGGACAACTCCCGCAGGGGCCCTTTCTCGTCCGTGGCCGGGGCCGGCTTGTCGGTGGTGGGGTCGTTCACGTCGCATGTCCTCTTCGTAGGTTTTGTCTCATTAGGTACAGCCGCGCGCGGCACGCAGCCGCGGCGTGCCGGTCACACCCGCGGCGGACACCCAGCCCGGGGACCTGGTAGCCCCACCGGCCGGGCTGCTCGCACACCCAGGCCGTGAGTACCGCCCCGGACTCACGGATCTCGTGCTGCCCACACGGTGGGTGCGGGGCGGGCAGCAGCGCGGTGCGGTGATCCACCTGGCACAGGTCCGCATCCGGCAGGTTGATCAAGTTCGTGAGGCGCTGAACAGCGATCTGCTCCTCAGTGCGCTTGTCCGCGCGTCTCACTCGCCGGGCCCGTGGTGCTCGCGGAGGAACTCCTCCGCTTCCTCCCCGACCGCGCCAGCCGCGTCCAAGTCCAGCCACAGCCGGACCCAGGTCACCACCCGCCGCCACCAGCGCCACACCGCGCTCACCGCGCTCACCGCGCACGCTTCGCGTGCTTCGGCCGGCCCGGCAGCCGGCTGTAATGCCACGCCAACCAGCCCACGATCCCCAGGATCGGCACCGCGACCGTCACCAACGCCCCGAACAGGCGGTGCTCCTCGACCAGCTTCACGACCAGCAGCAGATCGTCCAGGCACGCGGCGACCACGAACAGAATCCACGACATGGTCCGCGGTTTGCGGGTCACCGGCGTCCGACCCCAGGGCTTGAACCGCTGGATCCGGATGGCCATCAGACGCCGGCCGTTTCGCGCCGGTACAGCTCGGCGGTCACGGTGGCCAGGATCGCGCGGAGCGTCACGGGGGTGACGTGCCAGCACGGATCCGGGTTGTCAAGCTGGTCCTGGGTGGCTTGGGCGAGCGCGGCGAGGGTGCTGGTCGAGTATTGAGACACGGCGTTGGCGGTGTCGGGGGACAGGGGAGCGGGGTATTCGCCGCCATCGGCGCTGGTCATGGGTACCCTTCCGGTGAACTGTAAAGAACCTTTCACCGAGAACGCTAGCCGCTCACCGACCGTGATGCAAGGGTCCTTGTGATCCAGTTCGGTGAAAAGTACTGTTCACGCCATGACCCGTTTCGACCCTGCCGGACTGGCGGCCAGACGCGACAGCGCCGGGCTCACCCGGCTGCAACTCGCGGAGAAGATCGGCGCGACCACTCAGGCCATCGGGTACTGGGAACGCGGGGAATTCACGCCCAGCGCAAGCTGGATACCGCTGCTCGCGGCCGCACTCGGATGCGGCCTGGACGAGCTGTACACCAACACCTCAGAGGAGGCAGCCGACACGGCCCAGCCGGCCCCACGCGGTGCCGCGTGACGTCACTTCCCCATGGCAACGTTCCGCTGTTCGCGCTGGACGGCCACGGGGATGACGACATCGGCGCCAAAGCCGGCCACTGGACCGAACTCATCCGCCGCGCCCGCCTCGGCCGAGAGTTCAAAGCGGCCGCTTTCGTGTTCGCGTCCTACGCCAACGCGGACGGAACCGGCATCTACTGCGGGGTAGCGCGCTTCGCCGTCGACTGTGAATGCAGCTACCGCACCGCGCAACGCCACCTGGACAAACTACGCAAAACCGGGCTGGTCGAGCTGGTCAAACGGGGCAACAGCCGTCGCGGACTGTCCGACCAGTACCGCCTCACGTTCGGCCCAGACGTCCTCGACCACATCACCGTTCTGACGCCAACCGACTACGACCAGCAGATCGACCACATACGCCACGCGAACAAAGCCAAAGCCGAACGCAACTACCACCGGCACACCGCCAAGCCTGTGGACAACCCCGGTTCTGACGCCACCCTAGATGGCGTCAGAACCGACACAGAACCCCACAGTTCTGACGCCATCATGAGTGGCGTCTGAAACATGTTTCTGACGCCAAATCCGACACTTTCTGACGCCACCCATGAGTGGCGTCCCACCTTCCATAGATCACCTACCCAAAACAGAGACCTCCCATCAATCACTTCCAGCCCAACCACCGACCGCGAGGCAAGACGCCAACACCTCACAGAAAGCCATCTCTATGAGTGACCCACTCGTCGCTGCCGGTTACGTCCACTGCCCCCAGTGTTCTGACGCCAACTACCCCACCGAAGCAACCTGGATCACTCCCACCCACATCCTCGCCACCTACCCCAACCAATGCGGCCACATCACCCCCTGCGCCTGGATCATCGACACCACCCGATGCACCTACCAAGCCCGATGCACCGCCACCACCCGCGCCGGACGCCAATGCCGCGCCAAACCCAAACCCAACACCGACCTCTGCGGCACCCACACCAACAAGTCACGCCGCCAAACCACGTGACATCTGACGCCAAACCATCCACGGCTGGCGTCAGAACCCTCCAGACCCACCCGACTAGTCAACCGCTACACAAACCGCTACACCAAGTGGAACCATCCATCCACTTACCCCATCCAAACCGGCAAAAAGGACACAATGCTCACCCTCCAAAACCCCACCACCAGCACAAACACCCCCAACACAGATCTACTCCCGGCAGCCGGCGAACAGCTCGTTACCTGCGACTGGTGCAAGGGGGAAGGCACCGTGACCAACGAGGACGGCACCTTCACGTGCATCAAATGCGGCGGCGACAAGGTGGTGCCCAAGAAATGATCACCCCCAAGAATCCGGTCGGTCATGTGGCCACGCTGCCTGACGCCACCCGCGAGTACGTCCGTACCGGTGTGTGGCCGGTCGTCTCAGAGGCTCTCCAGTCGATCCCGAACGCCACCTGGACCCGATCCCTCGCCAACCCTCGTCTGTGGCTCTGGCAGGCAACTGGGGGCGCGGCGGACGTGCTGTGGACGTTCGAGGGCATGACGTTCGAGGCTGGGCCGGAGTGGCACTTTCACCGCGGGGGTGTGTCACCGGTCGGCTACCCGACGTCGCCGGGGTTCGCGGACCCCGGCGAGCCGGGCCCGTTCCAGCTACCGCTGTCAACGTGGCAGTCATGACGCAACTGCGGTTTTGGCGCCTGTTCGCCCTGATCTTCTGGGTGCTGTTCTACGCGAGTGACGTGGTGCCCTGGTGCTTTGACCACCTGGGCCCGACCTGGGGTGTTGTCGGCGCCGCGGCGTATGCCCTGATCGGCGTGGCCATGCTCGGCGTGGCCATGGCGTCGAACAAGCGGAAAGACCAGGCCAGAGCCGGGGAGCGGGTCGACGTGCTACGCGACCTGGCGATAGAGACACAGCGGCAGCTGGGCGACCGGTACAACGTGACAGTGATCAACGATCGGATAGTTGCCGAGCGGAAACCGGCCGGTGACCAGCAACAACACGCAACGACTACCGATGACTACCGATGACCAGGGGCCACACGGTGACCACTCGCGAACCCACCGAAAAGGACACGACCACACCGACGCAACTGCTCGACGACTACGCGGCCACCTCCGACCGGTATGACGAGATCGCCCCGAAGGCGTTCGCCGCTATCCGGGCTGTCATCGCCCTGCACCGACAAGCGGAACGGAACGCACGCGCCGATCTACCGGGCGGCCAATGTCCCTTTTGCTACATGGGTGAACCCACCCGCGTCATGCACTCCTTCGTCGTGGACGGCGAGACCCATCAGGTTCACACCCATACGACCCGCGCGAAGCGGTGCCAAAACTGCCTTCAGCCCTGGCCGTGCGCCACCTTGCAGGCCATCAGTGACGCCCTGCAAGGCGTGGCAGACTGACGGGCGGTAGCCGGTCAACCAGAGCCTGGTGTGCGCCTCAACCGCAACCGGCTACCACCCCTGTTACCACCAGACAGGAGACACTCCCAGCATGTGGACGAACACCGGTAGTCCCGGTAAATGGACATTCGACACCAGCGGCCCTGACATCCCGGGCGGCCCCATCCCCGGCACCCCCGAACCGGAACGACAGTTCCTGCTCTACGACAACGGCGTGTACATCGAATACAAACGCGACACGATCCACATGTACACCAGCGACATCACCCCCGACGAGAACGCCGACTACGACCAGGCCACCAGCCCCCTGCACGAAGCGACCTGGGTGAAAACCGCCGTCAACCCCGCATTCACCGACCTGGACGACGACGCGGTGTGGCTGCTCATGGCCGAAATGGCCGACCCGAACAGCCCCGGCTGGGACCGGCCGACCCCCCAAAACGCCGACGAAATGGCCGCGACGTGGACCGGTGTCCCCATCCCGGCCCCCCCGGTCAAGACAGGTGGCGACCAGTGAACCTCGGCGACCAGGCGGCGAAACTCCGCGACATGGAACGCGACATGGACCGGCAGAAAGCCGCGGCCGGTGGCCGCACCGACGTCACGCGCGGCGATTTCGGGTTCGCTCTCGGCGTACTCCACGCCGGAGGCAGAGTCACCCGCGAAAGCTGGAACACACACATCCGCAACACCAGATGGCTCGTACTCGTGCCCGGGTCCACGTTCACCGTCACCGAAGGCCGCCCCGTCGCATTGGCCTGCCCGGCCCTGGTCGGCCGCGAGGTCGGCTACGAACCGCACATCGACCTGTACCAGTCAGGGACGCTGTCACCATGGACACCATCCACAGTGGACTTGTTGGCCACTGACTGGTGGATCATCCCCCCGACGCCCCCCGGCAGTGAGGCTGGTGCCCTGTGAGCCGCCCCGACTCGACCCCGCCGCCCGTGACCGCGCCCGTCGACGAGACACCGGCGTGGAAGCGGCAACTACCGTCCCTTGGCCGGATCGTGATCGTCCCGATGGACCCGGCCAAGAACAACGGCGCCAACACGGCGCCCGCGATCATCACCCGCGTCTGGAACGACACCATGGTCAACGTCCGGGTACAGCCGGACACCGCGTCCACGTTCATGCGGACCAGTGTCGAACTCGCCGACACGGTACCGACCGTCGACGATGGCGGCCTGGTGCCGCACGTGTGGTCCTGGCCGGCGAGGACATAAGCCGTGGCCAGATGCGTGGGGAAAAGCCGCCGGCTGGGCGGGCAGCAGTGCAAGAACCCCGCGATCCGCGGCGGGACAGTGTGCCGCATGCACGGCGGGTCAAGCCCGAAGACCAGGGCGAAAGCCGCGATCCGCGCGGAAGTCTTGGACTGGGGTCTCGGTGACTCCGGTATCGACCCCTCGGAGATCCTGCTTCGGCTCGTGTCGCAGTCCGCGGCGCGAGCCCAGTTTTACGCCCGCTTGTTGCAGCAGGCGTATGACGCGGCCGAAGCGGCCCGGGCGGCTGGTGTGGACGTCGGGGACATCACCCCGCCGGACGTCGACACCATGGACAAGCGTGCACGCCGGCAGCTGGCGACGATCGCGCTCGACCAGATCTCCACGGTCGGCGGCATCACGGCGTTGATCGGGCACACCTACGGCGACACGAAGACCGGCGAGATCTATGCGACCGGTGAAGCCGTGCGTGGCTTGGCGTTGCTGGAAGCGCAGGAACGCGACCGGTGTGCCGGGTTCGCCGAGAAGGCGATCAAGGCCGGGTTGGCTGAGCGGCAGGTCAAGTTGGCTGAGCAGCAAGGCGAGATGATCGTCGCGGTGTTGCGTGCAGTGTTCGACGAGCTCGGCTTGTCGGACGAGCAGCGGGAGCGGGTGCCTGGTGTCGTCCGCCGTCACCTCACCGCCATCGCCGGGTGACCCGTGGGAGCACGCTCTCACGCTGTTGGAGGCTGACAACACGGCGCGCCGTCACGTAAGGGACGGCGCGCTGTGGGTGACGGATCGTTTGGGTGAGCATCTGTGGTCGATGCAGGTTCAGGCGATGGAGTCGGTGCGGGATCACCGGTTTACGGCGATCAAGGCGTGCCACGGGCCGGGCAAGAGCAGGTTGGCGAGCCGGGTCGCGGCGTGGTGGATGGAGACCCACCCGGCCGGTAGCGCCCGCGTGGTGACCACCGCCCCGACCGGGGACCAGGTCCGGGCCATCCTCTGGGCGGAGATCAACAACGCGGCGAACACCGCCGTCGCCCGCGGGCAGGCGTTCCGGGGGCGCATGAACGAAACCGAGTGGAAGGTCAACAACCAGCTGGTGGCGTTCGGCCGGAAACCCTCGGACTACAACCCGCACGCGTTCCAAGGCATCCACGCCCGCTACGTCCTGGTCATTCTCGATGAGGCGTGCGGGATTATCCCGCACTTTTGGACCGCGGCGCGCGCGTTGACCACGGGGGAGGACTGCCGGATTTTGGCGATCGGCAACCCGGACGACCCGGACAGCGAGTTCGCGAAAGTGTGCGCGTCGGACAAGTGGAACGTGATCACGATCAGTGCGTTCGACACCCCGAACTTCACCGGCGAACCCGTCCCCCCCGAACTGGCCGCGGTCCTGGTCGGCCCCACCTACGTGGAGGACATGCGCACCGAGTACGGCGTCGATTCCCCGATCTACGCGGCGAAAGTGTTGGGTGAGTTCCCGCTCGATTCCGATGACGGCGTGGTCGCCTACTCGAAACTGAAACGCTGCTCCGCGCCGGAACCGATCCCCCGCACCGCGGAGGAACAAGTCCCGGTCGAGCTCGGCGTGGACCTGGGGGCCGGCGGCGACGAAACGGTGATCCAGGAACGCCGCGGCATGGTCGTCGGCCGCCGGTGGACGACACGCACACGGGACGCGATGGCCGCAACGGGCCTGATTGTGCAGGCCATCAGGGACACTGACGCCACCAGCGTCAAGGTCGATGTGATCGGGATCGGTTGGGGGGTGGTGGGCCGGTTGAACGAGCTGGTGGCGGAGGGGAAGATCACGTGCGTGATCATCGGGGTGAACGTCGCGGAGTCGTCGGCGCAGCCGGAGAAGTACGCGCGCCTGCGGTCACAGATCTGGTGGGAGGTCGGCCGGCGCCTGGTCGAAGATCGGGGGATCGACTTTTCGCACCTGCCCGGGGAGTATCGGGACAAACTGTTCGCTCAACTGTCCGCCCCGAAATACACCCACGATTCGTCCGGTCGGATCGTGGTCGAACCGAAAGACGAAACGAAGAAACGCCTGGGCCGGTCACCCGATAACGCTGATGCGTTGTTGTTGTCGTTCTACGTCCCGGCCGGTGACGGTGGGGACGCGCTCGCTTACCTGCGGGCGTTGAAACAAGCTGGGAGGGGGTGACCGTGGTAGCTCGTAGGCCGAACCGGCTCACACCGCGCACGGTGACCCGCCGGATCGCGTCCGGGCCCCCAGCGATCGAGAAAGCCCTCCCCGCTGGGCTGCTCGGCCCTGGGGTGAACGGCCGGGTCACCGATGTGGCGTCGCTGGTGCAGGCCGCCCAACAGCCACAGTCCGGGCTTGCGGTGCCGATGCCCCGCGACACGTACCCGTACGCGTTCGGGCCCGGCATGCCGTTGCAGCCCGCGCCGCTCGACCCGGTCCGGCGGGACACCGGCCGCGCGGAGCCGCGGCAGTGGGAATACCCGGTGTCCTGGAATATTCAGGTCCCGGGGGTCACAGGCCGGCTGGTGCCGTGGCAGTTGTTGCGGGACGCGGCGGACCGTATCGCGGTGATCCGGGACTGTATCCGTATCCGCAAAAACGAAGTGATTGGCCTCGACTGGGATATCGTGATTTCCCAACGGGCGGTGGAGACGGCGCAGCGGGAAAAACCTGACGCGAAACGTGTCGATCTGGAACGCGATATCCGGAAGGAACTCGGGCCGCACATCGACCGTTGCGCCGAGTTTTGGCAGCAACCCGACCCGCGTAACGGGCATGATTTCCCGACGTGGATCTCGAAGGCGCTTGAGGAACACCTCGTGCTGGACGCCATGTCGATTTATCCGCGGGCGACGCTCGGCGGTGACCTGTACGGCCTGGAAATCTTGGACGGTACGACGATCAAACCGCTGCTGGATCACACCGGCGGCCGGCCGTTGCCGCCGTTCCCGGCGTATCAGCAGGTGCTACAAGGCTTCCCGCGCGGCGAGTATGTGGCTGATATGGACGGTGGGGATGGGTACACGAGCGACGCGTTGATCTATCGGGTGAAGGAGGCGCGGACGTTCACGCCGTACGGGTTTTCCGCGGTCGAACAGTCCCTTGAGGACGCCGACTTGTGGATAAAACGTATGGGCTGGATGAAAGCTGAGTACACGGACGGGACGATGCCGTCTGGGTGGATCAAGAACATGGGGACCGCGGCGTGGACGCCTGGCCAGGTGTTGGAGTACGAGACTGAGCTGAACGACTGGTATTCGGGGCAAACCAAGCAGCGGCACCGGTATCGGGTGCTGCCGCCGGGGTTCGAACCGGTCGACTCGAGGCAAACCGATGAGCGCTACAAACCGGACTACGACCTGCACCTGTTGAAGCTGGTCACGGCCCACTTTGACATGACCATCGCGGAACTCGGGTTCACTGAGGCGAAAGGTCTCGGGAGCAGCGGGTATCACGAGGGTCAAGAGAACGTCCAGGACCGCAAAGCGACCCGGCCGACACTCAAGTGGCTCGCCGGGGTGCTCACCGACATCTCCCGCAAGTTCCTGCGCATGCCCGCCCAGCTCGAATTCCGGTTCCTCGGCCTGGACGACGAGGATCAGGCCGAAGCGGACAAGGTCAACCAGACCCGGTTCGCGAACGGCGGGATCACCTTGAACGAGTGGCGTGATGAGCGCGGGCAGCCGCGGTATGCGATGCCGGAAGCGGACATGCCGATGATCGTCACCAGCCGCGGTGTGGTGTTTTTGGAAGGCGCGTCGGAGTTGCTGCCGCCGGGTGAGCTGGTCGAGCCGCGGGAAGCGGACCCCAACGTCGACCCCGCCACCGGCGACCCGGTCGACGACACAGACCCTGGCGCGCCAGCCAGCCCCCCGGCGGGCGCGCCAGGCACAAAACCCGCCCCACCCGCCAGCAAGCCCGATAAGCCGGCGTCCGACGCGGATGTGAAGAAAGCTGAGCTGCTCGCCTACCGCCGGTGGGCCCGCAAAGGCGCCAACACGCGGGCGTTCCGGTTCGAGCACATCACCGCCGATGACCCCGCGCTCGCCGACATAGACCCGGCGACTGTCGTGTTCAAAGCCGGTGATGCCGGCCCAAAAGTGGAAGGCCGGACGTGGCCGGCATGGGAGATCGACCAGCAGACAGCCCAGTATTGGGCGGGCGAGTTGTCCCGGGTTTTGAGTGGGGTGCCCGTGACCCGGCTGGCTGAACGGTGGACCGAATCCCGCAAGAGCGCGGATTCCGACAGCTGGCTGTCGCAGCAGTCCGGGAACGCTGTCGGGAACGCGTTGCAGCAGGTCATCACCGGGATCTACGGCGACGGGTACGTCATCGGCCTGCACTCCGCCGCCTACGCCATCGCGCACGCCCGCGACAACACTGTGACCTGGACGTCGCAGTGGGGTGACTGGGCCCCCGGCAACCGGGTAGCCGCTCGCCTGGTCGGCGGCCAAGCCCTCGACCAGTTCTTGCAACAGGCGCAGGTGACGATCCGGTCGATCGCGGCGAACCGGATGCACCTGCTGGGGGACGCGTTGGCTGATGGCCTGGACGACGGGGACGGGCCGGAAGCGATCGCCCGCACGCTCCGCGGTGTCCTTGACGATCCGAAGTGGGCGTACACGGTCGCGATCACCGAAACGAACCGGGCTGTCACCGCCGCGTCGCAGTACTCGTACCGCCGCAACGGGGTCGACGCGTCGGAGTGGATAGCCGGCCCGGGGGCGTGCCCGATCTGCCAGCGCAACGCCGACGCCGGCGCGGTGCGTCTCGGCCAGGTGTTCCCGTCCGGGTCGACCGGGCCACCCGGGCACCCGCAATGCCGGTGTGCGACCGCCCCGGTGGTATCGAGCATGGGAGAGACCTGATGGACCTGACGACCGTGTACGCGGGGATCACCAAGCACTATCGGGACGGCAACGGGGACCTGGTGGTCGAGGGGAAGGCGACCGGGCCTGAGCTGGATCTCGACCAGCAGGTGTGTGACCCGGTGTGGTTGAAGACCGCGATGCCGGACTGGTTCAACGTCGGGAACATCCGCGAACAACACTCCGCGATCGCGGCCGGGGTCGCGACCGACCTTGAGCAGGTCGGGGATTCGTGGTCGGTCAAGAGCCTGATCGTCGACACAAACTCGGCGAAAAAGGTCGAGGCCGGTGTGCTCAAGGGCTATTCGATCGGGATCAAACAGCCCCGGATCGTGAAGGACATCGCGGCCCCGAACGGCCGGATCATCGGCGGCCAGATCGTGGAAGTGTCGCTTGTGGACCGGCCGTGTAACCCGACGTGCACGTTGACGTTGACGAAAGCGGCGAAACCGGGTGTGTCGAAAGCGGCCACTGTGGATGCCGATCGGATGTTGGTGAAGGTCGAGGAGTTGCACGAGGAGCAGCCCGCTGAGGTCGAGAAGCGGGATGTGCCGCAAGCGGAGCGGGACAAGCTTGCCGACGACGATAAGGCCCTGCCGGGTGGCGGGTTCCCGATCAAAAACGCGGCGGATTTGCGGAACGCGATCCGTGCGGTCGGCCGCGCGAAGGATCCGGCGGCGGCGAAAGCGTTGATCAAACGCCGTGCGAAGGCACTGGGGAAAGAGGACCTGGTGCCCGCGGCGTGGAAGGGCATCGACGCGGATATCACCAAAGACGACGGCGACACCACGCACGACGCGGCGGCGGTCGCCGCTGTCCGCGCTGGCCTGGTCGGCCTGATCAAAGCCGAGCTGGACGAGTTGGAAGCCGGCGAAGACGAACTGTGCGACGTGTCTGAGCTGTTGTGTGCGTTGAAGATGTTCATGTGCTGGTGGTCGGGTGAAGCCGCGGCCGGTGAAGTCGACGCCCCGTACACCGACACCGAGGGTGTGACCACGCACGTGATGCTCGATGCGTCCCCGGACGCCACCAAGACCCTCACCGGCGACAAGCCGCCGGTGACTGATGATGCACGACTCACCGAGCTGGTGAAGACAGCCGTGGCGGAGGCCAACAAGAGCCATGAGGCGACGCTCACAGCGTTGCGGGCCGAGTTGGTAAAGGTCCAGGCCCTTCCCGCACCAGGTGGACCCGTTCTCACTCGCACGAGTGTGGACACCGCCAAAGCAGTGGAGAAAGACGCGCTGCTGGTCAAAGCCGCTAGTTACCGTAGGCAGGCCTACGAGATCACCGACATGACGACACGTCAGGGGTATCTCGAATTGGCTGCGCAAGCGGAACGAGCGGCAGGAAAGGACTGAACCCATGTATGCAGCCCCGAAACCATCGGAAATGTTCTCTGACGTGACCTCTTCGGTCGCGCTCGCGGAGCGGTTCGAGATGTACAAATCGACTCTGGCTGACTGTAACCAGCGGTCGGGAAGCGGCGATTACCGGTATGTCCCGGAGCAGGGGATCGTGAAGGTCGGGCAGGCTGATTCGCTCGCCGACCGGTTGGAGACGATCACCAAGGGTTTGTCGGCGGACACCCTGTCGTCGATCCAGGCTGAGCTGGACGGCATGAAATCGACCCTGGCCGATATGGGTAAGGACTGGTCGCTGACCTTCCCCAACAGCGCTGGTTTGGTGCCGTATGACCTGGAAGCGCCGGCGAAGATGCTGGTGCCGCGTCAGACCCCGGTCCGTAACAGCCTGCCGCGTACGAAGGGTGTGGGTACGGCCCGGCAGTTCAAGCGGATCACCGGGTGGTCGAACTCGCACACCGGTGGCGTCGCGGACACGATGGCGTTCTTTGACTCGCAGACCACGACGAACACGTTCGGTGGCGTGACGGGTTTGAGGCGCCCGAACAAGATCACGTACGCGTCGGATTCGAAGTCCGTGACCTACGTCGAACAGGGCCTCTCGGACTCGGTGACGTGGAAGGCGCAGTTCGCCGGCCAGGGCTACCAGGACATCCGCACCCTGTCGCAGACGGCGCTGTTGTGGGCGACGTTCGGCGCGGAGGAACGCGGCCTACTGTTCGGGCGTGGCGCGTCGGGCAACGGCTACGCGGGCGCGGTGTCCGCGCCGGTCATCTCCATTGCGTCCTCGGCGTCCGGCGGTGCGGTCGCGGCCGGCACCTATTACGTGAAGGTGACCGCCCTGGCCGGCGGCGGCGAGTCGGTGGTGTCGAACGAGGTCAACACCGGTGCGTTGACCGGGGCGACGAACCAGTTCACGGTCACCGTCGCGACCGAACCGACCGGCGCGCTGGGCTACAACCTGTATGTCGGGACCAGCACGGGCACCGAGACGTATGTGACGACGTTCATCGGGAACACGTCGGTGCAGCTGGTGACTCCGGCGACGGGTGGCGCGGCGATGCCGGTCGCGGACTCGACCGCGAACGCCCAGGGCTACGACGGGTTCCTCACCGTGCAGGCGGACCCGGCCCAAAGCGGGTATGTGAAGCGCGTCAACGGCAAGATCTACGACAGTGTTACTCCCGCGAACTCGCTGGGGGACACCCCGTTTCAGGACTCGTTCGAGTCGCTGTATGGCGCGAACGCGACCGCGTCGCAGGACAAGCGGCTCGCGGACCCGGACGAGATCCTGCTGGACGCGCACGTGCGTCGTTCGCTGGGTGACTGGGTGCAGTCCACCGCCGGTGGCGCGTCCGGCTACCGCATCGCCCTGACCGAAGGCGAGACGGGTGGTGTGAAGGTCGGCGCGGTGGTGACCGGAATCCAAAACAAGGTCACCGGCAGCATGGTGCCGTTGGAGGTGCACCCGTACATCTATCAGGGCACCGCGTTGATCAGGTCGAAGACGTTGCCGGTCCCGGATTCGGAGATCGCGAACACCGCTGAGGTGGTCAACGTGCAGGACTACATGTCGGTGGAGTGGCCGGTCATGCAAATGACCTACGACCAGTCGACGTACATGTTCGGGACGCTGGTGCATTACGCGCCGGGCTGGTCCGGCCTGTTGATCGGCCTGAAGTAGCTGTCTGGTCTTCCCGCGCTGGTCGCGTGGCCGTGACACGACGCGGCCGGCGCGGGGAGCTTGTCCCGGATGCCCGGTACTGGTTGGAGGCGAAACCTGGTGAGAGTTGTTGCACCTACACAGGGGTGTGTCGAGGTCGATGGCGTCACCGGGCGCCGGTATCGGGCCCGGGGCGGGTTTTACGACATGTCCCCGGCTGACGGGCGCGCTCTGGTGGCGTATGGCGGGTTCGAGCCGTCGCTCGCGGGCACGACCGGTAGCCGGGTCGGCTACCGGTGTGCTGGTTGCGGGTTCGGGTCCTATTTCCGTACCTGCTCGCGGTGCGGCGGTGTGTGTGTGAAGGAATCCACAGACGACGATGGGAGTAGCTGATATGGCGGACATCGACCGGCCGGGCCCGAACGCGACGAAACCGGAGGTGCAGGCCTACGCCGAAGCGCGCGGCCTGGATTCCTCGGGGACGGTCGCGGAGATCACGGCCAGGATCGCGGAAGCCGACGAGCAGGCCGCAATTGCGGCCGAGCAGGAACCGGCCGACGACCCGGAAGCCGGGCAGGACGGCGAGATCTGCCCGCTGTGCTTCCCGGACGGCTGGGCCATCCCCGAGCAGGCCGGCGGGCTGCATGACACGGCGACCTGCACGCACGGCCAGTGGACGCGATGACCACTGTCACCGTCCACTCCTACGACGGTGGCCAGGACACGTACCCGGAAGCCCGGTTCGCGTTGTCGGATGACGGCGACGGGCACCTGTTCGTCCTGGACGGCAAGTCGGACGCCGAGCTGACCGTGTACGCGGCTGGTGGCTGGTGGAAGGCCAGTAATGCCCCGGCGTAGCGGCTTGCGTCGGGTGACGCGGCTTGCGCGTTCGGGGCGTGGCGTGGCCGGGAACACGACGTGGATCACGCCCAGGACACGCGCGGCCAAGACCGGAACCCCGAAACCGGTCAAGGCCGCGCACGCGGCGCATCCGAAACCGTCCGGAACCCCGAAGTCCAGGGTGGGTGTGCCGCACCCACACAAGGGCAGCCACGCGCCACGCAAGCACCACCCGCAATCCGCCGCCGCACGCGCCCGGCGGGTGGGGAAGAAGCATCCACACAAGGGTTTCCATGGGCACCGCAAGCCGCACCACATTTCCGCCGCCGCGCGTGCCCGCATGGTGGGCCGGAAACATCCACATCGTGGGCACGCCGTGAGCTCGGCGACCCGTAAGAAGATCTCGACTGCTCTGCGTGGCCGCCACCGGGCAACGAAACGCAGGAGATGACCCCATGCTGACCGTCCCGTACCTGACACCGGCGGCGTTCCGGGCGCACCCGACCTACCTCGACACCATGTCCCTGCGCCCCGGGGATTCGGACATCGCCGATCAGGACGCGGCATTGAACAACATCCTGCTGATGGCATCAGCGGACGCGGACAACTACGTGGAGATGTCCGCCGATGGGACCGGATCGCTGTCGGCGCATGTGCGGGTGGAGAACACGCGGATACGGGTGTCGCCAGACGGGTCGTTGAAGTACAAACCGGATCACACGCCGGTCACCCAGCTCCTCGGCTTGTCGACCGGGTCGACCCCGGGCGCGCTGGTCGCGACCGACCTGGCCACGGCGCAGTGGTGGATCGAGAAGACGAACACGATCGTCGCGTTCCTGGCGTTGGCCGGCCCGGCGATGTCCGCGTTCCAGTTCGGTGGCGCGGCACCGACCGCCCAGCTGTTCACGAAGTGGATGTATGTGGCGGGGTTCGCGAACACGCGGGTCGCGGCCACAGCGTCGGCGGGAGCCAGCAGTCTGCTGGTGACCGACACGACCGGGATCACAGCGGGCACCACGCTGCGACTGTGGGACCCGGGGGTGGAGGAGGCGGTCACGGTCGCAGCCGGCTACGTGCTCGGCAACACGACACTGCCGTTGACGACACCGTTGCAGCACGCGCACGAGCCGGGCGCGGGGGCGTTCGCCGGTGGCGCGGACATTATCGAAGCGGTCGTGAACTTCGCGTGCGTAAAGCTGATTCGCCCGGACTCGGGGGAAGAGGACACCTACCCGGGCACCAAAACCCAGCCGACTACCCGCAACGGCGGCGCGCACGACGGATCGTCGTTGATGGACACGGCCGCGGCGTTGCTGGAACCGTATCGGCGGGTCCGGTGAGCGCGCGGACGGTCGCGGACGGGCTGTGCACCTACTTCGGTGGCGTGTACGACACGGTGACTCACACCTACCGCACCCCACAAATCACGATCCCGGGCATGGGGGGCCCGATTTTTCGGCGTGCGGCGCCGAAACGCGACGACCACGCCACCGACTACAGCCTCGGTGACCCGGGCCTGCCGGTCGGGTGTCTGGTGCTCGTGCTGCTGGAGCAGGGCGAGGAGCAGCGGGTTGCGGTCGCCGGGGCGACCTCAGGTGTGAAGCATGTGCGCTGGCAGGTCCGGATGCACTGCTTTCTGCGGGCCGCGGTCGACTACGCCGAAGACACCCAGGACGCCGCGTATGACCTGCTCGAAGCGATCCGCACGAAACTCCACGCGGATCGGACGTGTGGGACGGGCGGGTTCGAGGCCGGCTATGGGCTGGGGTTCCAGGTCGGGGAGGGCGGCGAGCCGTGGATCAAGTGGCGGCTGTCGCCGGTGGTGACGAACGCGAAAGAGCTGTCCAAACAGTATGTGGTGGTCGAGTTCGACGCGGACGAGTACGTGCAGGCCTAGGAAGGCGGGGATTTCAGTGAAGTTCAGGTATGTCGACCATCAGCAGCGGCTGTATCTCGACCATGGGGTGACCGCGGCGTTGGGGGATGAGCGGGAGTGGCCGGATGGTCCGCCGGATGAGCGGTGGGTGCCGGCGGACGGCGACGCCGAGAAATGGGCCACAGACCAGACCGCAAAGCAAGAACCGGTCGACCCGGACCCGGACACCGCGGCGGACACCGGCACGGACGAAAAACCCGGCGACAGCGCGTCCACGCAGGTAGCAGCCCCGGTCATCGAGGAGACTACGACCGTCGAGCAGGACACCACGACGGCCCGCACCACACCGAAGAGGAAGTGACCGGATGCCCACACCAGGCACATTCGCCTCCGCGAAACAGTTCGTCGGGGTCGCCAAAGAGCCGATTACGGCGCAGGGGACCGCGGTCGCCCCCACCTACACCATGCCCATGGAAAGCTTCAAACCCTCCGACAAGCCGGTGTGGTTGGACGACAAGGCGTGGCGCGGGTCGATGGGTGACGACTACGGCCGGCAGCAGGGCGTCATCAAAACCGACTGGTCCGCGTCCGGCGCGTGCTTCGGCGACACGCTGGGGTTCTTTTTGGCGAACATCCTGGGCGATGACGCCTACTCCGGCGGGACCCCGTCCGGGTCACCCACCACCACCACCGGCGCGCTCACCGCCGGGTCGTCCACGGTGGTGCCGGTGACCTCCGCGACCGGCATCACGCCCGGTGTGGTGCTGCAGCTGGACACCGCCGGCCTGTTGGAGAACGTCACCGTCCTGTCGGTCGCGTCCCTGAACGTGACCCTGACGGCGCCGGTCGCCAAGTCTCACCTGACCGCGGCGTCGGTGCAGGTGGTGACCGCGCCGTTCACCTCGGCGTTCTCGCTGTACAACGCCGGCCAAGGCCAGTCACCGACGCACACATTCACCCACTTCCAGGGCCCCGCGGCGTCCACCGGGACCCGCCAATACCCCGGGTCGTGCCTGTCGGATTTGACCTTGAAATGGGACGCCGAGTCGCAGCTGTTCACCTACGACGCGAAGGCCTTGTCCTGGCCTTCGGTGATCGCCGGGGCGACCCCGACCAGCGCGCCGACGACGGTCGCGCCGGTCGCGTCGTGGCGCGGGATCCTCGGTATCGCCGGCCCGGCGTCCGGGGGGACGCTGGTCAAGAACGTGACCGGCGGTGAGATCACCATCAAGCGTGAGCTGGAAGCGATTTTCACGAGTCAAAACGCGCAAACCCCGTACATCATTCAGCGGGGGAAGCTGTCGGTGTCGGGGAAGCTGAACTTTATCGCGGTCGACGAGGCCCCCTACCTCGCGATGATCAACAACACGCAGCCGCAACTACAGCTCATCCTCGACAACGGCGCGGCCGGCGCGCTGCAAAACCGGTTCACCGTCGACTCACAGCAATCCGCCTACCGGGTCGCGGACTACAACGCCGGCAAAGCCGCGGTCGAGTACGCGGTCGAGTTCGACTCTATTTTCAACACCACCAACGTGGGCGACTCCGGCGGCATGTCACCGTGCAAGGTGTCGCTCGTGAACGCGGTCGCCCCCTCGACCTACCAGTAAGCGAAGGACGTCCCGAGATGACCGAACCCGAGCACACCCCACCACCGCCGGCCAGTCTGATCGTGCGGCACACCGAGCGGCATCCGTTGCCGTCCGGTGGATGGCTGGATCTGACCGACCTGAACCGGATGCGCGCCAAGGATTTGCGGCGGATCACCCGGGGCGCGAACGTCGGCGCCGGAGACTCGAACATGGAAGTCATGTTCCGGGTCAACGACCACCTGGCCGCCACCTTGATCACGGACTGGAAACTGCCGTACGCGCCGTCCGACACCGACGACGGGCAGCCCCGTGACTGGGTGCTGCCCCGCGTCGACCTGACCATGATCGAGGAGCTCGAACCCGCCGACTACAACAAGGTCCGCAAGCTGCTCGAACCGGCCGTGAAACTGTTGTTCCCCGGGGAACCGGACCCCTCGGACTATGAGGATGAGTCGTCCCCTACCGGGCCCGCGAGCGCATAAGAGCGCGGCTCGCGGGCCGCACCCCGGCGACCCCGACCCTGCCGGGGGAACCGACGCTGTGGGAGGAGGCGTATGCGGCGTTCTGGTGGCTGGAACGGTGGGGTTTGCGTCCGTGGGAGGTGGAACGGCTGGGCGTCCACATCTACACGCGGCTACCGCAGATAGCGGCCATGAACGACGAGATGATCATCGAAGCGCGGAAGAGGGGGTGAACCGGGGGTGGAACTGATCGCGGAAATGTCGTCCTGGACCGAAGCGGTCGCCCTGCTCACCGCGAAAACGGTCGCGTTGGACCATGCCACCCGCGAGGGTGTGCTGTTGATGGCGCACCGCACCGAAGCGGCCACCAAACGCACCCTGGCCACCAGCAGCCACGGCCGCCGCACCCCTACCCCCTCCAATCCGGGGGAACCACCGTCGATGATCTCCGGGAACCTCATGCGCAGCATCGCCGTACAAGGCCCTGTTGGGCTCGCTGGCGCCTGGGAAGCATCCGTGGGGCCCACCGCCGTCTATGGGCGGATACAGGAGCTGGGCGGCCGGACCGGGCGCGGGCATCGCACCACCCTGCCGCCACGGCCCTACCTCGAACCGTCGTGGGAGTCCGTCCGGGTCGAACTGGTCGCGATCATGGCCGGCGTGTGGCGCCGCGCATTGGAGGTGTGACCCGTGGATGTCGTGCCCCCCATGGTGGTCCGGTTTGTGGCGACCACCACCGAAGCGGTCGTCGAGATCAAAGCGCTGACCGCGTCGTTCGAGCAGGCCGGGGCCGCGGTGAAGGCCTCGACCACCGAAATGTCGGCGGCGGTCGCGAAGGCCGGCGAGTCGGTCACCGCGGAGACCCGCGCGGTGCAGGCCGAGAACGACAAGATCATGCGCTCGTTCCAGGCCACCGCGGCGTCCGCGACCCGGGCGAACGAAGAGATCTACCTGTCGATGCAGGCCATGCGCTCCAAGTCCGTGTCCGAGCTGTCGGCGCTGGAAGCCCAGGAAGCCAAAGCGGCCGCGGCCACGGAGGCGTTCGGGGCGTCGATGGTCGCGGGGGAGACGACCGCGGCGGAAGCGGCAGCGGTGCAGGCCGGGGCGTGGAAGAAAGTCGCGCTCGGTGTGGGGTTGGCCGCTGGTGTGATCGCGGGCGAGTCGCTGCATATGGCCGCGGACTTCCAAACCAGTACGACCAGGTTGCAGACCTCCGCGGGGGAGTCCGCCGAAGGCCTCGCTGTGGTCCGCAAGGGCATCTTGAACATGGCCGGCGAAGTGGGTGTGAGCGCCGACGAGATGTCCAAGGCCATGTACATGATCGAGTCCGCGTCGTATCACGGCGAAGCCGGGCTTGGTGTGCTGAAAGCCGCGATGGAAGGCTCGAAAGCGGAAGGCGCGGACGCCGCGAAGGTCGCCAACGCGTTGACCTCGGCGCTGCGGGACTACTACCCGCACGCCGAGAAAGCCGGGGAAGTCACCAACGCCGCGGCGTTGGTGATGTCCAAGTTCGTTGGGGCGACCAGCGCGGGCAAGATGACGTTCGACGACCTGGCCGGCAGCCTGCACACCCTGTTGCCGGCGGCGATGGCCGCCGGTGTGGGGATGGATGACGCGCTCGCCGCCCTGGCCAGCATGACCGTGCACGGCGTGTCCGCCGAGCAGGCCACGCAGAACCTCGCGCACGCGCTCGGCCATTTGCAGACCCTGACCGCTCCGCAGGCGAAAGAGTTCGCCATGTTGGGGATCTCGGCCAACGACCTGAAACTGAACTTGGGGCAGCGTGGCCTGACCGGGACCGTGGAACTGATCGGCAACGCGATCCTGGACCACATGGGGCCCGATAAGAAAAAGGTCATCATCGACCTGGAAGACGTGCTGAAGAAACTACCCCCCGACGTGCAGGCACTCGGCAAAGAGGTGCTGGACGGGTCCATTTC